CAATATTGTTACTGCCAGTAGTTAAAGCATCACCTGCCTGATATCCAATAGCAACTGTATTAGTCCCTGTGGTTACTGAGGCTCCTGCACTAGTACCCACCGCTACGTTTTGTGTGCCTGTGGTGTTTGCAAATAAAGCCTCATATCCTACTGCTGTATTGTTAGCCGCAGTATTGTAAAAAAGAGATTGAGAACCTATAGCAGTGTTTTGATTCCCACCAGCCGTACTTAAAGAGGCATAACCTAGTGACGTGTTGTTATTAGCTGTAGTGTTTGCATCACCTGATAAAGAACCTACCGCAGTATTGTATATGCCTGTAGTGTTTGCGAGTAAAGCACTAAAACCAACTGCGGTGTTGTTGGAGGCGGTGGTGTTGGCGGCTAAAGATAAATAACCCAATGCTGTATTGTTATCACCAGTAGTAATCGCAGTACCAGCCTCATCGCCCACTAAAACGTTATAATTACCGCCAGAAGCAATGCTATCACCTGCGTTTTGACCAAGGCGTAGGTTAGATGTACCTGCTGAAGTGGTGGAGATTTGACCGTTAACAACAAGACCCGCCGCACCACCAAGAATTAAATCATCCGCCGATTGATCCCAAAGCATGTAAGCTGAAGCAGTGTCACCAAAGAATTTAACGTCATAGCCAGTGCCATCAACGCCGACTGTTAGCGTTCCTGTTGTCGTGGTAGCACCCGTGACAGTCAGAGCGTCATCAACCAGCAAGTCCACAACAGACAAAGCAGCAAACGCGTCAGTGACCACGGCACCCGAACCCGCGCCGTTGGTGTAAACAGCCTTTACATGGCCCGCTGGGATTGTGACGTTGGCCCCCGAGCCTTGAGAAATTATAATGTTCTGTGAACCGCTAGTGCCGTTCTCAATAAACCACATCTTGCTGACCGTGTTTGGCCCCAAGGTAATAGTACAGGCACTGTCTAGCGTACCCGTATATTTCAAAAACATTGCTCTACCCGGATCAGTCGCGCCGTCCGCAATAGTTGTAGCGTGTGTGTCGGCGTTGGTTGTAATGGCCTCTGTGCCAAAAGCAAACGCTTCCGCAATTAATTCTAAGTTAGTGTTAGTAGTATCGCCCCAAGAGCCCGATTGTTCGCCGGAGCCTATCTCTTCTAAGCGAAGGTCGTTTGTATATACACTTGCCATGTTATTATCCTATGCTGCTACGGAATGCTCAATTTCAACCCAATCGGGTGTTTGAGATACCGTGATGTTTGAAAAATTAGAGGTCTGAGACGGAAGGATGTTTGAAAAATTGGGGTTCTGGGAAGGGATGATGTTACCCCAAGTTGCCCGTAAATCGCCAATCACGCCCGTGGCGCTAACTCCTGTAACTTCAACGTTGGCATGACCTACAATAGTAGTGGTGCCAATAGCCGAAGTCATTTGAACCATAGTGTTTGTCGTAAAGAAACTGCCTAAAACGCCCGTGCCCGCAACGCCCGTGACCGAAACGTTGGCTACACCAACAATGGTAACCGCGCCAATGGCTCCCGTGCCGACGACAGAGCCAACGTAGCCGAAAGCATCCCCCGCAATGTTGACGGCTTGACTGTTAACAGCAGCAGTCGCAGTTAAGGGAAAGGCTACATTGGTGTTCCAAGTGCCTGTGTCCCACCCTTGGATGGAGCTATTCCACCCCTGAAAGGCTGCGACCGAATCGGCCATTAGGCTATCCGAATAATCGCGTTAGACGCATCCGCCGTGGGGAACACAATCGTAAAGTCCCCCGAACTAGCCGCCTTGTCCGCGCCAAAGTCTAACACACACACAGTTGGATCGCTCGTGGCTGCCTCGTTATAAATTAACGCGCCTCGCACAGCCGAAATGGTGACAGTGGAAAACACCTCGTCCGCAAAGTCAGTAAAAGCAGTAGTGCTGCTTGCTACGGGCGTAACACTCGTAAGAAAGTTACCCTTTGCCGTGTAGTTCGTGCCGCTAATTTCGTTGGTAGACGTGTAAGCGGTTGTTGCCGCAGTGAAAGTGGCGCTGTTGGTATACAAAGCCACTTTAAACTGGTCGCTCGCCGCGGTGAAGTTATGTACGCCTTTTAAAATCTCAACCTTAAAAGAAGTACACAGAAAGTTGCCGTCAAAAGCCATCTACATTTTCCTTATATATTCGGCCAACTTTAGCTGACCAGCATCTTTTATTGCATTATATACCGTAGTTCTATCACTCTTGATAGCCTGTCTCATGTAGATGGCTATGATCTTCTCCATCTCATTCCGGTATGCACGGGCCTGATCCCGTATTGCAGGGGGTGCGTTGTCAGAAACACCTATTATTTTGTTTACGCAACGCAGCGCAGTTTCCTCTGGGGTAAACCCGCGGTTGTCCGTGGTTTCAACTCCCACTTTAAAATCGTTAGGCATAGATACGCCAAAAGACATGCTGTTCATTGTTTAGGCCTCACTACTGGTCCCGTCCGATACTCGTCGGTAACTTGTTTCGATTCACCCAGAGATTTAAGTGCCATAATGGCTTCAACAAAACGCTTTTCATAAAGAGCCTGCATGTCTTGCTCCCCCTTCATAAAAATATACGCTTCCATTAAACTGCCATACAACATAGCTATTTCTGCGTTTTTGCCCAACCATGTAACCGTTGAGTCAGCACCAATAGCAGAAATGACCGCGGTGGCTCCCGTAATACTGCCTGTAATGGTTTCACCAACAACATAGTCACCGCTTGGAATCTCAACCACCAACGACGTAGTGCTTGATACATCGCTCACGCCGCTGGATTCACCACTGGTGCTGCCCGTAATAGTATCCGACGTTGTAAACGTGCCGGTAGAAACAGAGGTTGTTAGGGTAAAAGTGTTTTGAGTCATGCTAGCAGGACGGTAAAAGTAATGCAGTTCTACATTAAAGCCGCTGCTGGGAGTGGGAGCCACAATAAAATTATCTTGATCGTACTGCGCATAATACCGTGGAAGACCTGTTGTAGCCGCTTTTGGCGTAAAAGTCTGAACAAAGTCCGCGTCTTTAAAGTCCAAGAAAAAATGGTCGCTGTCCGCATCAATGTACGACAAGGAAAAAGGTGCTAAAAAGTCGTCGGGCACGTTTAAATATTTATTTGCATCCGTCAAACTGCCCAGAACGTTCTTTTGAAACAAGTTAAGCTGCACGTTTTTTAAAATGCGCTCTTCCGTGTTGCGAATAAACAGCGGAAGATTGCGGATAAACGTAGTCTCGTTGTTTTCCGTGTAATCCTGTATCGCTGTTTTAAGTGTGGTATATGTGTAGCTCATGTTGTCACCGTGACCTGACCTACTGCGCCTTCTAAAGCTACAGTGTTGTTTATTTCAGATGGAAGTTCGGCTGTTCCCGACGTAGACCAATTTCCGTTTCCCAGATAAGAAATGCCGTTGGTAGTCGTAACCATGAAAGGCGTGTTTGTATCAGGAAATTGAGGACGCGCATCCTTCAAGGCTTCGGGGTCAGTGACTTTGCGAAACGGGCCTAATTGGGGTTGCTTGGGATCAAACTCATCGCGGCCAACAAGAAAACCATTCCACTCTTTCCGCATGTCTTTGTACCGATACCGGAAACCGGATCGGTCAGAAATTGCAAAAGCATTTTTACCCGACGCAAATTTGCCCATTATCCCGTCCTGTAGTAATCGTACTGTGGAACAACGTTAAACGAGGCCCTGTCACGATCTTCAGTCATTGCCCGCTCAAACTCTTCTTCATACATAGCTTTTAAAAGCTGTACACGCTGTGGAGCCCGCTTTACCGAAATGTAATACGCCAAACCCGCTGCCAAACAAGGATAAAACCTGAACGGTAAATCCATAGTATTTATGTATGTATCCGCGTCATCCATACGCGTAAGCGCATTATAATAAAGAACGTCGGTACTGTTTTCTGGAACAGGCCATATTTTAAGGTTAGGTGTTACCTGCCGGTCCAAGAAAAACTGGTTAGGACGGCCCTGAGTTGTCTTGTCAGGAATGTTAAAAAACTCGTCGCGGCTCATCCTAGACAACGCATAATCGGTGCCATCGCGTTTAACTACCACCGACAGTATGTCAATTACATCCGTGCCCAAAGCATACTCACCCGTGCCGGTGACCATTGCAACCGTGCGTTGCGAGATAGTCCATTGATTCAACCCACGATTAGCCCACTCCGCTAACATTAGGTTCAAAGACCTGCGAGCCGTCTTAAGATCGTATCCCGTGCGAACTTCTAGCCCACAACGCTCAAACGCCTCTTCGATGTACTCATCTACATCAAGCTCAAAATTTACGCTGTTTGAAACGGCCATCTTATTCCTCGCTGTAAATGTTGTCGAAAATCTGATTTACATCTAAGGTATAGTCTAGATCAGATTTAGAGTAATGTACATGCTGAGAAGGCTTGAAGTCTGGCGCGCCCTCTCCCGTCTCAAACCATGCCGGATGTGTTACACGAACACGGTTGTTCGGCAAGGCTACTATGTTCCCCGTCCATTCTTCTGCGTCCAACAACTGCATGACATGGGCCTGCTTGTGTTGAGCCGGATCATCCGCAACATCCGTGTCAGTGTAATCTACCGTAAACATGTATTTAGCCGGGAAAAACCTGCCGCCAATCTTTGCCATCCAAGGGCACGGTTGAGCCCGCTCCAACGTATACACGGAATGCGTGTGTGAAGGGCAGTCCCAAGGTTGAGCCTCATGGACGGCCATCGGTTTCGGCCATTGGTCAAAAGTCTCGTCTGCAACCAGAGCGGTAATAGGCATACGAGCCCACATAGCGCCACCATGCACATTGGGGCCGTCCTCCTCGTCAGACTCGCAACCGGTAAAGATCAGCTGAAAGCTCAAACACCGGTTTGGCATAGTAGTGACAGCAATAGCCATCGCATGTAAAAATTCGCCGTGATAACGCTCGTGATTAACCGTATACTCACGACGAACCCAACACTTGAAGTGAGGTATGTTGCTTTGTAAAAAAGGCATTCAACTATTTTTTCCTAGCCGCACCGCCGCGCTTCATCTTGGCAAGTCCGCCTTTAGCGTAACCCTTTTTCTTCATCATAGCGCCGCCGTTGGCACGTTTAACAGCACCTCGTTTTGCCGCGCCGCCTTTGGCGTAACCCTTTTTCTTCATCATACCATTCGCTCCTGATATTGCACCGCCTGCACTTGCTTTCTTCACAGGCTTCGCGGTTTTTGCAGCTGCGGTAAACGCCGCTGCGGTAGGGGCCCCCTTAGACCCCGGCTTTCTCATGGTTTCCTTAGAGCCCCCAGCAATGCGCTTTCTCTTTGCATCAATGTTGGCGTATAATCCGGGAGGTTTTGACATTTGAAATACCTATCTATGAAAAGCGTATAGCTCACTTACTCGGATGTTGTTTGATTCTACAACCTTTAGCAAAAGCTCGTTATCCTTGTGCATCAACGCAACAGTAGTCTTTAACTCTACGAGATTCGTACCAACCCATCCCAAAACTGCAAAGATCGCAGTGACAGACAATCCAAGGAAAAAATCCGATTTCACGTGCATTTCCACCGCTTACGAGCTTGCCTTAAACGGCTGTTTGGGTCCTTCGCAGCTTTAGGGAATTTTTTCATTTGTCCGGCAGAACGGGCGCAATATGACTTGCGGCGCTTGGCGTCCTTGCTGCCCTTCTTGACGGTTCCCGTAACAGCCGTTTGTAACTTCGATCCGGGGTTCTTAGCACGGTAGGCTTTCACGCCCTTCTCGGTCATTCCCGCCCCAGATTTAGTGGGACGGAAGTTTTTTTTGTTCCGCGCAGGCATCTCACCCTTGCTGGTTTTTTTCTTAGTATCAGCCATACTTCTTACGCATATACATAACAATGGTGTATGTATCGGCGCTGGAATGACCTACCGTTGTAAATT